CATGGCGGCACCGGCAATAGGAGCCGCAATAGGCGGACCAGTAGGTGCGGCTATAGGTAGCGGACTAGGACAAATTGGTACAGCGGCCGCAGGCGGCATAATTGGTGATAAACTTACCGATTCTGTACTAAGAGGACTATCCGAAGAAATGGGTATTGCTATAGAAGACTTAGAAAGTTATGACTCAATACAAGAGAAACTAGACATGTTTGCAGAAGTATCAGGCAAAAGCAGAGATTCAGTAATAGGCTTCCTAAACGGCCTAGAAGAAGATGCTTTACCACAAGGTATACAAATGTTTGGTAGAAAAATTGCAGAACGTAAATTAACAGACAGCATCTCATACATGTATAAATTACAAAAAGACGGTAAGAGTGTTGAAGATATTGCTAAAGAACTTGATATGAAACCAGAAGAAGTTAAAGACGCAATGAGTAAAACAGCAGAGTCTGTAGAGGAAAATAATATGAATATGTTTGACGATATAATAGCAGATATGCTATCTGAAGAAGTTAAAGTAGAAGAAGCAGAAGTTGTTATGGCAGTTAGAGCTTTAGCAGACGATATTCAAGATCAAATAGAAAGAATTGGTAGAATGGTTAACGAAGACATTCCAGCGATTGCAGACCAAATGAGTTCCGAAATGGGTGCTCAACAGGCGGCGCAATTTAAAGACAGCATGGAAGGAATACTATCAAGTCATTTAGAAACTACTAAAGCAAGTAAAGGCAGTATAGACGGAATTGTTGGTGGACTTACAGGCGAAGGCAGTATGGGCGGAATGGGTGATTTAACAGATCCAAGTGCAGATGCTATGCCAACAGACTTAGCACCAGAAGAGCCAAGTATAGATGATCTAGCAGTAGGTGATAATGTACCAGCGGCGGCAGGACCAGAAGAAGAGCCATTAGGCAGAGCACCAATAGAGTAATATATGCGACTGCATGAACTTTTACAAGAATCTTATAACGATGAATTAATTTCAGCAGTTAGCGATCTTTTATCCATAGCGATGGCAAAAGATATAAAAAAGATTTCTATGAAAAAGTTTGAAGAAGTTTTAGCAAAACAAGGTTACCCTGCAAGTGTAGATGAAATAATACAAGCAGTGGACCAAAGCGGTTTTGCATCATCAGTTAATAAAGTGATGATTATACCTAGTTCAGAATTAGGTATAGATGTAGACCAAAGCGACCCATCAGTTAATGTAAGTAGCATGGCTGGTAACCAAGCAATGAGCGATATTAAATCGGAGTTATAATGGCTAACATATTTGTAAATGCCACTCAGGCAAGAAAAGATACTAGAAATAATATTACTGTACACGGGGAAATTACAAGTATAGAAAGTAAAGTATTTGCTAATATAGATGCTGGTGTTTTATATGCAAATATCTCATCAAATACCACAATGACTACAAGTAATGTTTATTACAATGTACATAATAGCATTATAACTGACCCAACTAAGCAAGATCAAATAGACTATGTTAAAAAACATTTTATTGATCTAGGTTACGGCATCAACATTACAACAAATACAGAATCCAATAATACCATAGTTTGGAATATATCCTGGTAAATATCTTTACTTAATAAAGTAATAGATATATGCTGAAAAACAAATACGAATACCCTAAACTCAAACGAGTACAAACAAAACAAGGCAGAAAATACGTAGGTGAGGATAACAATCCTGTTCCTAGTGTTACTACTATCTTGGGAGATACTGGAGACAAAACCGCACTGATAAACTGGCGTAAGCGAGTAGGCGATGCAGAAGCAAATCGTATAAGCACAGAGTCTGCAGGACTTGGAACTAAAGTACATAATGCATTAGAAAAGTATATCCTACTTGAAGAATACGAAATCAAAGGAAATAATCATATTAGTGTGATGGCTAAGAATATGGTTGATGAAATGATAGATAAGGGCCTAAGTAAAGTAGACGAAATATACGGTGTTGAAGTAGGCTTGATTGCACAAGGATTATATGCCGGTACCGCCGATGGTATAGGCATGTGGGAAGGAGAAGAAGCAATCATAGACTTTAAAACATCTAAAAAGATCAAGCCTCGTAAATGGATTGAAGACTATTTCATGCAAGGTTGTGCATACGCATTAGCACACAATGAAATGTTTGGTAGCAATATTAAAAAGGTTGCTATACTTATGATAGACAGAGAAGGCAATTATGCTGACTTTGTTATTAAAGACGACGAGTTTGAGGAATATTGTAATAAATGGTCTGACAGACTTGCAGACTATTACTCCAAGTAATAGCATTAGATGATAAATACTACTAGTTAGGAGACTTTTAGTATGGCAACATCAAACAATAATGTAATTGTTTCAAGAATACAAAACAGACGAGGGCTGAAACAGGACCTTCCAAATCCATTACGACCAGGGGAAATGGGATTAGCGACTGACAGTAAACAAGTTTACATCGGTTCGGACCCAACTGTAGATAGAGAAAATAGTAAGTTTCTTAGTATCGAAAATCATAACCAGGCTAAGACTCAAACTGTTAGTATTCCACATAATCAAATAATAAAATTTACAGTTCCTCATATACGATACTCTGCAGGAACATTTACAGGTACAGAAAAAACTATTAGTTACACTCCTAGTACAAGTAAAACATATACACTTCCTAATTCTAGTTCAGATACTAGATCAACATTTGCAAATACAGTTGTAGATGGGAAGTTTATCAATTTAATATCTAATTTGGCATTTACAGCCAATACTATTACAGTATCAAAGAATGGTGAAGTGCTAACAGGTGACGATACTGCAGATGCATCTACCCTTGTTGCTAATGATTACTTCTTTAATTCTAATACTGCCTTAGCAAATACTCATACTGTAACACTTAGAAACTTTTTAACTTCTACAGATGAGGTTGCAATTACATATTATAGTAATACAGCAGTTATACAAGCATTAGAAGGATTTAGCTCAGCCAATAATAGAATAACATTCCATAGTGCATCTCAAAATTTTTATGATCAATACTCTATCCCAGACTATAGAAAAATAGACGAAAAATATATTAGAGTATCGCCTACAACAGGCGTAGGACAGATTGGATTAGAATATAAGCATATCTCTATAGTAGCAGATAGTACAGCCAATATTAGTTTTGCAACATTAGGTAATTTACTTACAAGTAATGCAAATTCTGTAGTGTCAAATGTAACCTTTACATCATCAGGATCTACAGTAAATGTAGCAGTATCAAATACAGGTGAAAAGTTTAATGCCAGTAGTTATTTTAATTATGTATACTGTGAAGGCCTAGCAAATAGTTGGGCAAACGATAAAGCAATTCCTTTAACATCAAGTAATACAACAGCAATTTCATTTACATTACCTTCAGGTAATACATGGCAAACAAATAGGCCAGTTACTGCGGCAGTATCCTCAGGCGGTACAACAACTATAACAGGTAATGTAGACGGTTTATCAGTGAATGATACTGTAAGATTTATAGGCGGAGGAGCAGGACAATTTGATGCTAATTCAAATAAAACATATGAAGTACAAACAGTAGGAACAAATACGTTTACGGTTACAGAAGGAAGTGTCGCTAGTGAAGTTGCTAATAACTTAGATTATATAAATTATGGTACAGACAATACAGGCGCAAATGTACAAATATTTAGTACTAATCATGGGGTTCCACTAGGCGGGCAGTTTAAACTTATAGGAAGTACAGTATCAGGACAAGTTGCTAATGGTGATGCTACATTAATAGAAGCAGTTACAGATAATACGTTCTTTATTGCGGCGGCTGGAGCAGGTTCATCTAATGTAAGTGGTACAGCAAATGTTGTATTTGGTAGTGATACTTTAGGACATGTAACTCCTGTTAGAAGTACAGATTTAAGTAGTTTTGTAAACTTAACAGAAGCATCAGCAAATGTAAATAACAAGTCTGATGCTAAAGCATGGGAGAATTTAGCATTAGTTCCAGGCACTACTAATAGAGTATACATAACAAGTAAGGCATCTAAAACAAGTGCTCCTTTTAATTTTAGATTACATAATGACACAGCAGACACATTAGGAACATTACAACTTTTAGACAATGATTATGTATATGGTAGTAAACTGTACGATAGAAATACAACGGTCAAAGCAAAATTAGAAAATTGGCTAGAAGAAAAATTAATGGATACAGAGATAAATTTATTTGAATCTGTGTCAACTAACCAAATATATAGTGACCCAGAGCCTGGTAATATAGAATCTTATAGTGTAACAATAGGTTCTGAAAATGATGACATAGAATTTGCTAGTAAAGAAGAAGCAGAAGATTTTGCATACATTACTAACAATCTATATTTTGGTACAGTAATAGAACCATTAAAGCAAGGGTTACTTACTACAAAATTAAATATAGAATTACTTACATCTCAGGCATCAGCGGCCGGACAAGCAACAACAGACTTCACTACTACAAATGTTGCTACCATAGAAACCAGCGGAAACATAATTCAACAAGGAGTTCCATTTACTATAGATGCAACAACATTTGATACACATGTTTTAGAATATACTGTTAAGTATGACGGAACAACAGATGGTAACTATAGAAGAGTAGGCACTATATTATTAAATACTTATGAAAATGCTACTACTGGACGTTCTAATGTAATTTTACAAGATGTTGCAACAGACCTTAAGGATGTTGTAACTGGAAATTTAGAATTTAATGCAAGTTATGATGATACAACTAATGAGATATCTTTATCAACAACTAACACTACTACTTTAGAACTTGATATGAAGTTTATACAGAGGCGTTGGGTTTCCTAAGGGATAATGTTTCGTAAAAACCTATCTGGCTCAGAAAGATTACATATTTGGCGCAACGTTAGGCAGAAAACTCATAGTGATATTATAGATGTATTAGAAGAGTTTGCTACTATAGATACATTACCTAGATATCTAGATTATTACACACCTAGTAGTTGGCCCACACCTTTTGAGATAGTTAATGAAGGGTACTTATGCCAAAGCGGAGTAACATTAATCTTACTATCTACACTCATTAATAAAGGTTTCATATCTAAAGACACGATACAACTTCCTGTGATAAGTAATAACATAACAGGGACATCAGGACTGGTTATATATGATAGAGAATCAGTATATAATTTTACACCTGGTGAGATAGTTTCTTGGGATTATGTAAAAGAGAACTCCACAGTATTCCAAATTCATAACCAATTTGAATTAGCATAGAAACACATTGACATTTATATAGTTTTATATTACAATAAGATAGAAATAAATATATCTTATATAAAACAGACGAGGACACACATGCAAGTTAAAAAGAGAGACGGCGCACTTGAACCATTAGATATTGATAAGTTACATAAAGTAGTTATGTATGCGTGTGAAGACATATCAGGAGTTAGTGCATCGGAAGTAGAAATCAATAGTAAGATTCAGTTCTTTGAATCTATAGCAACAGAAGATATTCAAGAGACACTTATTAAAAGTGCCGCAGATTTAATCTCAGAAGAAACACCAAATTATCAATATGTAGCAGGTAGACTTATTAACTATCATCTGCGTAAAATGGTCTATGATAGTTTTACTCCTCCTTGTTTATGTGATATCATACAAGACAATATAGACTCAGGCTTCTATGATCCAGAGTTTGTAGAACTGTATACAAAAGAAGAAATTAATACACTACAAACTTATATCAGACACGACCGAGATGAAGTTTTAACCTATGCGGCTATGGAACAATTCCGTGGCAAGTACTTGGTACAAAACAGAAGTACTGGCGAAATATTTGAAACACCACAAGTAGCATATATGATGATTGCGGCTACATTGTTCAGCAAGTATCCAGCAGAAACTAGAATGAGTTATGTGAAGGCATACTATGATGCTATTAGTACTTTCAAAATTTCTTTGCCTACGCCAGTTATGGCAGGTGTTAGAACTCCTCAAAGACAATTTAGCAGTTGCGTACTCATAGAGACTGATGACAGTTTGGATAGTATTAACGCAACATCTAGTGCTATTGTTAAGTATGTAAGTCAAAAGGCTGGTATTGGTATAGGTGCAGGAAGTATTAGAGCAGTAGGCTCAGCAATCAGAAACGGTGATGCAACACATACTGGAGTTATTCCATTCTATAAAATGTTTCAGTCTGCTGTAAAAAGTTGTAGTCAAGGTGGAGTAAGAGGCGGAGCCGCCACATTATACTACCCTATTTGGCATTTGGAAGTTGAGGACTTATTAGTACTAAAGAATAATAAAGGCACAGAGGACAACAGAGTGCGTCACATGGACTATGGCATACAGTTTAATAAACTGATGTACGAAAGATTAATTACTGGTGGTAATATAACATTATTCTCACCACATGAAGTACCTGAATTATATGAGACATTCTTTAATGATCAAGACAAGTTTCAAGAGTTATATGAAAAAGCAGAACGTATGACTAGTATTAGAAAGAAATCTATTCCTGCTATAGAATTATTTTCTTCGTTTGTAACAGAAAGAAAAGATACAGGTAGAATATATCTAATGAATGTTGATCATGCAAATACCCATGGTTCTTTTATAGAAGACGTGGCACCGATTAAACAAAGTAATCTTTGTTGTGAAATCAACCTCCCAACCAAGCCATTATCTGACATAAATGATCCTACAGGCGAAATAAGTTTGTGTACATTGAGTGCTGTAAATTGGGGTATATTAAAAGACCTGTCTGAAATGAATAATGTATGTAATCTAGCAGTAAGAGGGTTAGATGAATTATTAGATTATCAAGAGTATCCAGTACTTGCGGCAGAACTTAGCACAATGAATAGACGTCCATTAGGAGTAGGTATTATAAACTTTGCATATTGGTTAGTGAAACACGATACAAATTATCAAGATCCTAACTTAGAGTTAGTTGATGAATGGGCTGAAGCATGGAGTTATAGTTTAATTAAGGCAAGTGCAGATCTAGCCATCGAGAAGGGTAAAATATCAGGCAACGAAGAAACAAAATACGGACACGGTATTACACCTAACCAAACATATAAGAAAGAAGTTGACGAGTTAGTTAAACACAAAGAAAGACAGGATTGGAAAGGATTGCGTAAGCAACTTAAAGAAACAGGTATCCGTAATTCAACACTAATGGCACTTATGCCTGCAGAAACATCAGCACAGATTAGTAACAGTACAAACGGTATTGAACCACCACGTAGTTATGTAAGTATTAAGCAAAGCAAACATGGTGTATTAAAACAAGTAGTACCAGGATACCCTTACTACAAAAATAAGTATGATTTATTATGGGATCAAAAGTCTCCACAAGGATATTTAAAAATAATGGCGGTACTACAAAAGTACATAGATCAGGGAATTTCGGTAAATACATCATACAATCCAGAACACTATGAAGATGAAAAAGTACCAATGAGTGTATTGATACAGGATATTCTAATGTTCTATAAGTATGGCGGCAAACAGTTGTATTATAACAATACATACGATGGCCAAGGTGAAATAGATATAAACAAAGACGATGCTACTGACCAACTTGCTATAAGTGAAGTAGACGAAGACGATTGCGAGAGTTGTAAAATATAATGACAGTTTTAAATACAAAAAATAGAGTTGACCATACAAAGGTTAAAATGTTCTTAGATCCATCAGGAGGTCCTGTAGTACAACGATATGATACACTTAAATATAAACAGTTTGATAAACTTACTGATAAACAATTAGGGTTCTTTTGGAGACCTGAAGAAGTTGATATCCTTAAAGATGCAACTGACTTTAAAAACTTATCAGATCATGAACAGCATATCTTTACAAGTAACTTAAAAAGACAAATACTATTAGATAGTGTGCAGGGTCGTTCACCTAATATTGCTCTTCTGCCTGTAGTTAGTCTTCCGGAGTTAGAAACATGGATAGAGACATGGGCATTTTCAGAAACTATACATAGTAGAAGTTACACACATATAATCAGGAATGTGTATGCAAATCCTAGTAAAGTATTTGACGAAATGTTAGATATTAAAGAAATATGCGATTGTGCAGATAGTATTACAGAAAACTATGATAAATTAATAGAATATAATTTGCTTAGAGATACCGGCAGTAAAAAATATGATCTATACGAGCATAAGAAAAGAATATACAAATGTTTAATGAGTGTAAACATATTAGAAGGTGTACGTTTTTATGTATCCTTTGCATGTAGTTGGGCATTTGCTGAACTTAAAAGAATGGAAGGTAATGCTAAAATTATTAAACTAATAGCCAGAGACGAAAATGTCCACCTAGCAAGTACACAACAAATGCTAAAGTTTTTACCACAAGAGGATAAAGACTTTGCAAAGATACAAAAAGAGTGTGCAGAAGAATGTAAGGAAATGTTTATAGAAGCAGTAGAGCAAGAGAAAGCATGGGCAGAGTATTTGTTTAAAGATGGAAGTATAATAGGACTTAATGCTGAACTATTAAAGCAATATGTAGAGTTTATCGCGGCCAAAAGAATGCATGCCGTAGGCTTAGAAAAGGTATATAATAGTGGTAGTAATCCTTTACCTTGGACTCAACAATGGATAACAGGGAGTTCAGTACAGGTTGCCCCTCAAGAAACAGAAATTTCATCATACGTTATAGGTGGTACAAAACAAGACGTAAATGAAGACACATTTAAAGGCTTTAGTTTATGATTATAGAATTAAAAAAGTTCCTCAATAAAGTAGTAACTATAAAAACATTAACAGGATTAGAAATCATAGGTAAATTTATAGGTACCGACGATGACAATAAGTTAATGGTTCTAACACATCCTAAAATGGTTGTATTAAGCAACGCAGGCGATAATCAAGACAACTCAATTGCAGTAGTTCCTTTTACATTTACGTCTATAACAGAACAAGTAGAATTCACAACAGATAAAATTTTATCTATAAGTGAAACTATAGAAGAAAGTGCTGAAGATTATTTAAGGATAGTAGAAGAAAAACCAAAAGAAGAGCCAGAAGACGATAGTTAATTAGATAAATACTATTATGGGACAATTGGCAAAAAAATATAGTTTAGTAGGACCTGGCATGGTTATGGAGCCTTGTGCAAAAACTGTCTTTTGTGAAGGAATGCCAGTATCACTGATAGGAGATTTTGTCTCACCCCACGGCGAACCCCCTCATACATCTTCTTTTATAATATCAGGTAGTTTTACAGTTTTTGTAGAAGGAAGAAACGTAGCAAGAACAGGAAGTCCTACAAGTTGTGGACACTCTGTATCATTTGGTGCTATCTCAGTTTTCACTCCTTAAAATGCCCAATCTGGTCTCCGTAAAAGGTCCCCACGCCAGAAACGATAACAATTATATTAGAATACAATGGAACATGGGTAATTCTTGTAATTACGAATGTGAGTATTGTCCTCCCCAATTACACGATGGCAGTAAGCCATGGTTAGGTAAAGATCAATATATTGATGCTATTAATAGGTTTTCTACATATTACAATAGTTTAGGTAAACGTGTTGATTATGAATTAATAGGTGGCGAAGTTACAGTTATACCTGGATTTGAAGATATAATAAGAACAATAAGTGAGCATAATACTAACAGCACAGTCTACACAAACGCCAGTAGAACAGTTAAATGGTGGTCTAAGGCTAAAGATTATATGAATGCAGTAGTACTAACCTTTCATCCTTTATCACAAGACAAGCAACATTTTATAAATGTAATAAACGAAATAAAAGAAGATGTTTTTATAGATATTAATATTGCTGGCATAGGCGGACGGGTAGAAGAATTAGGATATTTTGCAGAAGAACTAAGAAATTTATTTTTAGACTGTGAACTTAACCATTACAATAATGTAAGTATATGTGTAAAGACCATGTATCAGAAGCTCTTAGGGCGTCATAGTAAGCAAAAAACATACTGGGAATACACAGAGCAAGAAAAAAACGTCTTACAACAACCAGGAATTAAGCAACAGGAAACAAGAAGAGAATCAGATGTAGAAGATGATTTCCCGGCTCCTGATCCAAATGCATTTATGACGGAATTTTTATACGACGATGGCACCGCAGAATATGTACAAGGTCATCAAATTATAGATAAAGGTTTAAATACATTTAGAGGACTTAGATGTCACTTAGGATTTGAAAGTTTAAATATAGATGCTAGTGGCGAAATTTACAGTAGTTGGTGTGGTGCAAAAACATTTGGTAATATATCAAATGATTATTGGGAGTTACCCGAGACAAAAACTGTATGTCCCTTTGACTTCTGTAATAATATTTCTGATATATCTATATCAAAGACTCTATAGTCTTTTTATCACTATTTGCAAACTCGCATAGAACATTAAATATATTACGTTGATATGGATTAAGAGTATCAAACTTATCAGGTAACCAATCTGGTACATAAGAATTAGATACTATTGTCATTTTTTCTATACTGTTAAATAAATGACCTTTGTATGATATACAATCCTGATAATTATATTCTTCAGTACAATTAACATTTGGCAGTGATACTTCATTTATACTTAAACCTGTATCTTTAATATAATTTTTTAATAAATGGTATCCCTCATTAGATTGAATAAGATTTAAATTATCCTTTTTATACTTTTTAAATATTTCTTTTAGTTCAGTAAAGTCAGTATAAGATGTATATAAGCAAGTAAAGTCTTGTTCGTTTATTCCTTTAATGTCATATAACCATTCACCTTCTTGAGTTATAATATGATTAAGGTCGTTGTATACACATACTCCTGGATGTAATTCTAATGCAAAGCCTTTCTTTTCACATAGGTCTATTACATTTATAACATCATGTAAATTGTGTTGGTACAACATGTATTGTATTCTTGGTTTGCATTTAAAGTCAAGATCAAGATTTTTATATAAATTTTTATCTACATCAGGTATGATAATATCTAACGTATCCTTGTATCCATATATCTTAAAGCAGAACTCTATATTATGTGCTAAAGTTTTTTCTATCTTTTTACTGAAACCATTAGTATTAATATTTACAACTATGTCTGATTTCCTACAAAAGTGTAATAAATCTAATATTTTAGTGTATTCCATTGGATCACCTAAAATACTATAAAGAGTTATTTGCTTTGGGGATTGTTTTTTAAGGTACTTCTTTAGGACAGCAAAATTTAATTCTTTGTTGTCTATTTGTCTTTTACCGAACCTATGAAATAACCAAGAACCTTGTGACTCAATGCAGATATATTGATTATTTTTAGATGTAAGATCTATAAAGATATTTTCCATATCTCTATTTAATAGATCTTATAAGATTTGTTTGTAAAGAACGATTACTCTTTAGTAGAGTTAAAGTTTACAACTTGGTCGTAACTTGAACCATCATAGTAAAATTCATTAGCCGCATCTAGTTCTTCTTCACTTGTAGTATATACGCCGATTGTGAATTCTTCTACTTTAGTAACACCGCCTATTTCTCCTCTTACAGCAAAGTGGTACTTACCAGGAACATTTACGCCTGTCATATTACTTGTTGTGTCTACAGCACAAACACCAGTACCTGTATTAAAGGTTGCAAATGGTGGTACAGGACTAAATGCTAATACACTAACATTAGAAGCCTCTGAGTTAAGTCCAACGTTTACTGTTCCAGTTTGCCCGTTAGCAACTGTAAGTATAATACCTGAAGGATAAGATGCTAAATTAACATCGTTAGTTTGAGGACTAAGTGCTATAGATTTTTTTAGTAATGACACGTTAGCACCAGTTGAAGTTACAAGTGCGGAATCAAAAGTTATATTTGCTCCTCTACCACGTACTCCTCCTTCTGCTACCATGAATGATTTAATTTGTGTTGCAGTTGCACTAGGATGTGATTCTACATATTGTGCAGATAATCCTGCAACTATGGCTGTAGAGCCACTTGTTCCGTATGCCGAGCCGTAGTTTGATGTATTACTGTGATCAGCAATACTTACATTAGAACCTAATGCATAAATATCAACCTCTTCCCCTAAGTTAGATCCAGCGTCGCCACCTTCCCAAGTTGCATTAGCACCAAAACCACCAACTACATAACTTGCATTATGTGAGCCTACAGTCATAACTTGGTCTAAACCTGCTGGAGAGTAATTGTCTGCATCAGCGGCATTGTTACCTGCTGAACATACAACCATTAAGTTATGTGATTCTAATTCTTCTAGTTTAGCATCAATTAAATTATTTTTAGCAGTGATCCATGGGATACAAACTGCTTTAACTTTACTTGGAGTGTTTGCTTGATGGTGTACTAATACTTCGTTTAGAGCACCAACCATGTTACCTACTGTTAAGGATGTAGTCGATGCATTCATAACTTTTACGTTATGTAATGTAGCATTTGGTGAAACACCAATATTGTCTCCATTAATCAAACTTGCCATTGCAGTACCGTGACCAGTTGAATCTGCGTAATCTGGATTGCCGTCTACTGTATATAAACTATGTAAGTTGTTTATAGTAGAACTGCCGAATTCTGTATGACTTGCATTAATACCAGTGTCTAGTAAATAAACATGGCTATCTGTACCTGTTTTAAGAGGATCATATGCCGTTGCTAAACTATTAGTTACGTCATTACAAAGGAATTTTAAATGATCTGTTGAGTATTGTGATGCTAAATCTTCTGTCGCATCGTCTAAAGAACTATGCAATACGCCACTTATTGCGGCAAGTTGTTCTGCAGTACAATCTATTTTATATGTTAAGTTAAAACTGTACGTTTCCGTAATTGTTGCCCCCGCACCTGTGATGGCATTCTGTGCCGCCGTTGCATCTGCATGGGTTCCGCTGTTAAGTGCTACAATATATGCCGCCATTATAAATCTCCAAATTTAAAAGTTTTTGATAACTATTTACTATATGTATTTATCATATTAAGCAAAATTTAATTTATTTATGGAAACTTATTTAGAATTAGGAAACACCCCAGGCATACAGATAGATTTGTCTGAAGCATTCTATGTAAAGTTCTTGGCCAAAGAAACAAACAAGTCTGTCTTGTCTTGTGCTAATGATTTATTAAAAGATATTAGTAAAGTAAATATTTCTTTAAGTGGTGGCCTTGATAGTCAGTTTAGTTTAGCACTTGCAAAAGAACTTAAAAAAGATATTACAGCCTATACATATAGGTCTATATGGAACGGCACAATTTGTAATGCAGAAGATGTTTATATGGCACAGCATGTATCTGATATTAATAATATTCCTCTAAAGATAATAGATATAGATTTATCCAATTTCTTTACTAGAAATTTACATTTTAATTACGGTAAACAATATGCTAACTTTAGTCCTCAACTTGCTGTACATCTGCATTGGTTAGATATATTAAAATCAGACTATGGTATAGATAATATATTAATGGGAGGAGATCCTCCATTATTTAAATATGATTCTGAAAATAAAGAACACAAAATGAGAATGAGTGATAATTTTTATCATGATATATTATCTCCTTATTACTTATTTTGTAACAAAAACAATATTACATGCTTACGAGATATATACTACCATTCTCCTGAATTGGTTTATGCTGGTTTTAAAAATAATATAGATGTGGTTAAGAAAGAAAAAATCTACATAGAGAACGATGGAAGAAATGTTAAAATAGATGATAACAAACTGTACCGTTCACGTAGTCCTTACAGAACAGATAATTACCTGTTTAAATATGCATGGTACAATAATATTATAGAAGGATTAATACCGCAGAAGTCTGAAACAACAGGATTTGAATCTTTAAAGAAAATATTAGCATCTGAAAGTGGTGTGTATAATCAGTTTGATATGCTATATAGATTTCCGATGCATGATAGAGCTCCTAAGACTGTAGGCATGATGTTGAAAAACAGAAAGTCTATTGTAGGTAAGGGTAAGAGAGGCAGGAACATAATAATGCCTGATATTTTGTATAATTTGTATAAAGATTATAAAAAAGAAATAATAAAAACAGAAGCAAATCCTGTAAATCGATACAAATTCGATTTTTAAAATACACTAAAATACCAAATAATCCAAAATCAGCCTATATTCTAGGTGTTTCAAATGCATGTGTATAAATACCCAGTATAACATAATATAAACTGAAATTATATCAACCTCCCATCATGATAAGAAGTTTATTCACAATATGGTTAAGTATGTCTATACAGACATCCGACAACCTATACGGTGCATTACGAAGTGTTCGGGAGATTGTTGACTGGAGCATTAGTGATGAGCGAGAAAAAATTAAGCAAAATTAAAGATCAAGTTGAAGTTACCGCTCTGGCAACAATATTTATAATTTCTTTAGTGGCGATAACGCCGGGGATATAGCATGGAATGGCTAGTTAATAATAACGAAGTCATAGATGTAAGAAAGTACGAGAAGGAAGAGTTAGGAAATAGATTAAGGGAGAGGATTGCAGATAGAATGTTTAATTTACCAATAGTAATTAAAACAGGTACAGTAGGGGAAAACCCAGCATTACGCAGTCAAGTCACAATGATATTAGATAACATGAACATATCAGAAAGCACATACAGAAATGACGAAATAGAAATAGTGAGAATATAAAGTGACATTAGTATATAAATTTATAGACAAATCAGGGATATTCAAAAAGACAGGCGACAAATTAGAGGCATTATGTTATGCCCTACTTTGGGGAAGTTGGTTTTTATGTCTATCAGTTTTGTTTTGATGAAAGAATTTAAAAGAGTATTTTTTAAATATTGGATTGCTCCTTGGCATCCAACAAACTAAGGATAGTATGAATAACGTAGTAAAAGATGCAACGCCTGAAGAACAGGCAGAATGGATGGAAACAGACTTCTTTATGAAAGGCGACTTTAATGTAATGAAGTTGTTTGTAGTTATCCCAGCAGTGGTACAGGTTGTTGTATTTGGAATGATGTTAGCAGTAATGTTATTTAACCAGTATTTGTTTTGATAGCAAATGCAATCAAGGCTGTATTAGGCGTTGGTAAAAAATCCGAAGACAAATTTGAAATTAAGCCAATGGCAATCATTTGGTTTGCATTTCTCGTAGCCTTTTTCTTCTTAGGAACCATATCATTGCTCTTGCTTTTAGCATCGTTGATTATTAATAGTTGACATTGATAATATTTCATATATAATAACAATTTTATATAAATACGTTTATGAGTTTTGTAGTAGGTAGTCCATGTGTCGGATGTAAAGACACAAAATGCGTAGAGGTTTGTCCTGTAGACTGTTTCTATGAAGGACCAGACATGCTGGTAATCAATCCTGATGAGTGTATTGATTGTGCTTTGTGCGAACCAGAATGTCCTGTAGAAGCGATTTGGAGCGATGACGAATTACCTGCAGAACAAATACCGTTTATAGAAATAAATGCAAAAATGGCTGATATATGGCCTAACATTGCGGAAACAAAAGAGCCAATGGCACATGAAAGTCCGTATAGTATAGATGAGGCAATAGCAATAGGTGAAAAACATGTCGAAGAAAATTAAGAAAGAAGTCCCGAAGACTAGATTTCATCGAGTACTGTTTGATACAGAAACTGCCTACGGCCATAGAGTAGAGAAAGACAAAACTAAAGTAATACCACGTAAAGAAAAGTACAAGGACAAACAAGAATGAGAAATGTTTTTGCAATGAGTATGACCAAGTTTTTCCGTTTTATGGCTGATACTTTTTTTGCAAAAAGATATGGACACAGAGCAGTAGTATTAGAAACCGTAGCAGGTGTGCCAGGCATGGTAGCAGGTATGATATTACATTTCAAAAGTTTGCGTAAAATGAAAACAGGATACGGTCCTGATATCAGAGAAATGTTGGCAGAAGCAGAAAACGAAAGAATGCATTTAATGTTCTTTATAGAGATTGCTAAACCAAACATTGTTGAAAGGCTACTAGTTTTGTTAGCACAATTTATCTTTATGATATTTTATGCATTACTTTATGCAATAGATTATAAAACAGCACACAGAATGATAGGTTACTTTGAAGAAGAAGCAGTCCGCAGTTATACAGATTATTTGGCTATGGTTGAGAGTGGAGTAGTAGAAAATGTTCCTGCTCCTGAATTAGCAATAAAGTATTATAAGATGAAAAAGACTGCTAAACTAAGTGATCTAATTAAAAAAGTAAGAGCAGATGAACAACACCATAGTGAGATCAATCACAAGTATGCAGATGGAGATACTTCATACAAAAGAAAAAATGGTTAATGGAGCAATATAATATAGTCTAAACTGATAAATACTACTATAATAATATTTATTATTAAGGAGTAACAAATGTCAGTAAAAGATATGTCGTACCGCGATCGCGGTTTGTTGTTGAGTATGTATGCTCATCAATGTTATCAATCACCAGAGGAACTTTTAGTAGCAAGACCGGGTATAAAGGACTTAGCACCACTTAAAAAGTTTTTAAATAAACCATTACCACCAACATTTATAGATGTAGACGGTGCACAGGCATATGTAATGAGTGATAAAACAGATGTACTTATTGCTTGTAGAGGTACAGAGCCTACAGCAATAAATGATGTACTTGCAGACTTAAAAATGTTTCCAGTAAAACATCATATAGCAGGTAGAGTACATAGAGGATTTTATGCAGAGTATGATAAGGTTATTCCTGGTATTAAAGAAGCACTTGCAAAACATGATAAGAAAGGCAACAAAACTTTATGGGTCACAGGACATAGTTTAGGCGGAGCAATGGCAGTACTAGTTGCGGCTGAGCTGAAACCTAATGGCGGACTACATACATTTGGACAACCTAGAGTTGGCACAAAGGCATTTTTACCAGCATTAGACGGTATTAAATATTATAGATATAGAAACAATAACGATGCCGTTACAGCAGTACCTCCTTCATTCTTATGTTTTAAACATAGCGGAGTATTAAGATATATTAATACATATGGTAACATTAGGCCAGCAACTTGGTCACAACGTTTTAAAGATAAATGTAGAGGTCATTGGATGGCACTTAAATCTTTTAATTTAATAGATGGCTTTGCTGATCATAGTATGGGATTGTACCATGAATACTTATACAACATGGATGATAGCGGCGAACAATTACCTAAATAAGGATATATTATGAATTGGTTAATTATACTATCACTAAAGGCAATACTATCTAGCATTATAGGTAGTAGTTTTTATCAGTGGTTTCAGAAAACTAAAATGGGGATATGGTTTCAAAAGAAAGTTGATAACTTTATGGAATACCTTGCAGTTAAATACGATATAGAAGTTGCTAAAAAGGACGCAAAGTTTAGAAAGCAGTTTCCATTGATTGCAGAAAGATTAGATAATTTAGAAAAAGAAATTACCAAATTAAAGAAAAAGAAATAGCAATACATAGTTTTAATGGCACATCAGATTCACGATAAATAGATGCATAATAACATAGGTTAAAGGATTAAAAGATGTCTAACAAAACACCATACGAGATACGTTTGGATTTGGTAAGAGAGGCGAAAGAGATACTTCAGGCAAAAGCAAAAAATCCTGAAGATATGCCTACTACAGAAGAAGTACTTAAAGAAGCCGAGCGTCTTAACGAATTTGTTTCTAAAAAACCATTCTCAGATAAATAATTTCTATTAAACAAAGAGCACAATTAATTGTGCTCTTTTTTTCTGACTTCTATTTCTTATAAATTATAAATACTTGTCGTAATAAAGGCTGGTATAGCTCAGTTGGTAGAGCAACTGATTTGTAATCAGTAGGTCGTCAGTTCGAACCCGACTACCAGCACCATTACTTTAATAATGTTGCAATAGCAACAGGAGGCCATTATGGCAAAAGCAAAAGCAAAAGCACCTGCGAAAAAGAAAGCAGTCAAAAAGGTAGTTAATACTGAGTTTGATTGGACTAAAGTTGGTGAAAACGTTCAAAAGAACGCAGAGGAAATCAGCAAGAACATTATGAAGAATGCTGAAACAATTGGCAACAACATTGCTAAAAACTCAAAAGCAGTTGGTGATAGAATGACTGCATACTTAAATAGAAATAATAAGTAATCACACTCCGGTTGGGGGTGTAGCTCAGTTGGGAGAGCGACTGGTTTGCAACCAGTAGGTCGTAGGTTCGATCCCTATCATCTCCACCACTTGACAAAGTAATAAACCTTTGTTACACTAATACAAATTGGTCCAGTAGTTCAATTGGTTAGAGCACCGCCCTGTCACGGCGGAAGTTGAGAGTTCGAGTCTCTTCTGGATCGCCAGGCGGATGTAGTATAACGGCTATTATGAGACCTTGCCAAGGTTTAGATCCGAGTTCGATTCTCGGCATCCGCTCCACTTTAAGGTTGTAAATAGAGATATGAAATTAAACACATTAGACCCAAGGTGGGACAACCAATTAATAGATCATGATCATGAGAAATATAATTGGCGACAGTACTTTATAGACGCAGTACAAGAAAAATATCCCCAAGTAAAAGAACTAGAAAAACTACATGAAGTAATGGCTCCTAACGAGATTAATGATTTTGTGTGGGACATACAACGTATATGTAAGACCGAAGAGTTTGCTAAGAAACTAGATGACTTTATGGACGATGTTGCAAGACCTCGTTTAGACGGTGCAGACTTTATGGTACAAGATGTAGTTGGTGTTAGAGTAGTTATACCTAATCAAGCAAAACACGGAAGAACATTAAACTTCCATCAGGGTATATGGTATGGACATGGGCCAGGTATGTTTAGTATATGGAGCCCTATTACAGAAGCATGGGACTCTAATAGTATGCAAATTTTACCTTGGGAAGCCAGTAGGGAAATTACTCAACGTACCTACGAAGAGCAATGGGACTATAAAAAAATACAAGAAGAGTGCTTAAAGCATAGTATACCATGTAATGCATCACCAGGACAAACTTGGTTATTTCAGCAAGGTCACATACATGGCAATATTAATAACGATACTGATATCACACGTTGGAGTTTTGATACTAGGGTACTAGTTAAAGGCGGTAACTATGGTAGACGTAGACCAGGTGGTTATTTTAGATTACATAGAGAATATAGACAACCTCTTACAGGTGTGGATACAAGTAAAAACTGGATAAACTACATTGACATGAATAGCAGATTTTGTGAGACTACACCATTCTTTGTTACAAGTATGATAATGTCACAGTTTTGTAAAGATATGGGAATAGTTCCAGTAGACTATCCCTTGGAATTAAGTTTTTGTCATTGGGAACCAATGCTAGAGGACTTTATTAAGGACAAACATATACAAGGTATAATAATACCAAGTATATTAGGCATGACCTATGATAAAACAAGAAGAGATGAACTAATTGAACTAGCATTTGCTAATGATACCGATCTTTTATTTGTTGACGAAAGAATATTGTTAAATAACAAACAAGAAAAAGAGTATTTAGATAAGATATTTGAATATATAAATGACGAACAAGACCCAGATTTATTATTAGGACACACAAGGTAAAAAATGGCAAAGAAAAAAGCAAAAGCAAAAGAGCAAGTGCAAGAAAATAGCAGTGATGTAATGTATAAGTTGCTAGACGAAAAGATAGAAGTACCGTTAGGATTACTTAGACAAAAACATATTTTTATTGCAACTCCGTGTTACGGTGGACAACTTGGCGAGCCATACTTTAGAAGTATGATGAGACTTGCGATACTCTTTAACAAGTACGGTATACAATATACTGTTAGTACACTAGCAAATGAAAGTCTAGTAACTAGAGGTAGAAATACACTTACTAGTTTCTTTATGGAAAATACATCAGCAACACATTTATTTTTTATAGATGCTGATATAGAATTTAATCCTGAAGATATTTTAAGAATGGTTGCATATGACAAGCCAATAGTTGTTGGTGCATATCCTAAGAAAGCAATCAATTGGAATAGTATTATTGGTGCCGCAAGAGCAGATGATTCAGAAACAGAAGAAACAATTGAAGGACATAGTTCAAACTATGTTGTAAACTTTGACTTTGTAACCGACAAAGAAGGTAACAGGACACCATCAGTACAAATAGAAGATAACTTAGTAAAACTTAAAGACGCAGGAACAGGCTTTATGTGTATCAGAAAAGATGTAATACAAGATATGTTTGATAAACATCCTGAATACAAATATGTAAATGACATTAATGTAGATCAAAAGTTTGAACCATTTATGTATGCATTATTTGATACTGTCATAGATCCGGAGAGCAGACGTTACTTATCTGAGGACTATATGTTTTGTAGGACATGGCAAAACATGGGCGGTACGGTCTACTTAGACCCTCGTACAGCACTTAACCATGTAGGTCATTATACATTCCGCGGAAATATAAGAAAACTATTTACAGGCGAAAACGATCATTCAAGAAAACAAGAGGTAAGTCAAGATGGCAAAACAACAACCTAAAACAGAACAATCAGTAATATCAGTATTACTACCCACAAGAGGACGTAGGGAAGTATTAAGAAAAAGTTTAAAATCTTTAGTAAGCAAAGCAAGTCACCCAGAACGTTTAGAAATATTATTTGGTGTAGATGAAGATGATCAAAGTGTTATAGATTTTATTAAAGAAGAGATTGCAGAAGATCTAAAAGAAGTAGGAATAGAAGCAAGGGCAAGTATTTTCAAACCTCTTGGATATGAAAATTTACACATATACGTTAATACATTAGCAGGTGCGGCCACAGGAGACTGGTTCTTCTTTTGGAACGATGACTGTTTAATGGTTACAGAAGGCTGGGACGAAGTAATTGATCAGTACAATGGACAATTTAAACTGTTAGGCCCTAAGGATAATCACAATGGACATCCTTATGCTATATTGCCAATTGTACCTAAAGACTGGTTTATCCTAATGGGACATCTAAGTCAAAACGCACAGAACGATGCTTGGCTAAGTCATATTGCATACATGTTAGATATCTTTGAAAGAGTAGACTTTGAGTTTATTCATGACAGAGCAGACATCACAGGCAACAATGATGACGAAACATTTAAGAATCGTAAGTATATGGAAGGCAACCCAAGTGACCCTAAAGACTTTGGACATACAGATATGCAAAATGCTCGTGTAAATTCAGCACACAAAATTGCTTGGTTTTTAGATAAAATGGGCACTCCTTCAGAATTTTGGGGTAAGGTAAAAGAAGGAAAACAAGATCCTTTTGAAAAAATGGTGTGGGAAGAAGGCGTAAAGGGTGCAGGACAACTATCACCAGTAGGCGAAACACCAGAATTACCAGATGACTTTAAATTAGAACTATAAAAAACTTAAAAAAATATACATAAAAACGGTTGACAACTCTCCTTTTTCTGCTATACTAGTATAGTAATTAAATAAAAAGGTAGGAGTTTTTATGTTATATGAAGTTTATCAAATCCAAGTAAGTGACGAAATACACGATTACGTCAATTCAAACGAAGGCGGACACACAGGAGCCGCTAAAAAATATCCACTATATCATGCAAAAATGGAAACTATGCATGGTAGAGGTGAAGGCAGAAAAGTAAATTTTAAAACAGAATACTTTTCACATTATACTAAAGTATGTGAAGTAGATGGCAGATACAATGGTCTTAGTAATGGCGATATGGACTATACTGTAAAAAGCAAAAATGAAGTATTTGCTATACTTAATCAACAATACTTAGATGAAGACACAATGGAAGACATTGTGTTTGATAGTCATGTAAGTGGTTTCACAATGAAGTCATTTGTAAGAGATGGTAAAACTATTGAATACAGAAACATGCACTCATTAAGTGTTGGAGATATAATAGCAGAAGTTCCGCAGGTCGGCTATGAGGTCATGGACCCTAGCGATATAGTAAAGCATACAACGTACCACATGGTCGACAGTTACGGATTTTCTGACATTACTAATATTATTAGCAGTACAGATATTGCGGTTAACAGAATTGCGGAGGCTGTATAATGATTAAGGAAAGAAATACAACTGTACTTTCAACAGATTATCAGCCTACTGAAAGTTTAAAAAGATTTATAGAAAGATGTACTGGTGCTAAAATGACACCAGTAAAAGGTAAAGAAGATTCTTACTGGATCAGTGGTGACAGCAGAGGCAAATACTACGAGCAGAAGTATTACAAAATAGTATTTGGTCCAGTTACCCAAGTTTCTTATAGTAATGGTAGAACTGAAAAGTCAGGTTATGGGTTTGATATACAAACAACTGGTGATCTAAATGGTTGGCAGTTAATGGGCGAATATCGTAAAATGATAAAAGAAGCAATGGCAAATTATAAAAAGGAGAGTGCATAATGGCCACACATGCAATGATAGATATAGAAACTTTAGGTACACTACCTGAAAGTGTCATATTATCTGTGGGTGGGGTAAAGTTTGATCCTTTCACACCTAATGAACCTCATGATGGAAAGCATTGGAAACTAGATGCTGATGAGCAAACAGATAAAGGTAGATTCGTTGATGATAAAACATTAGAGTGGTGGGCTAAACAAGACCAAGCCATACAGGATGTTGCCTTTACAGACGAAGGTAGAGTGCCTGTAGATACTTTTATGAAAGAACTTAATGCTTGGCTAACAGGGTGTGAAGCAATTTGGTGCCAAGGTCCCCAATTTGATATGGTTATTATAGAACACCTATTCAGAGACTTTGGTCATCATATGAATTGGTTCTTTTGGCAAGTAAACGATTGCAGAACATTATTTAAGATGATGCCTGTAGATCCTCGTAAGGCTATACAGCAAAATTTACATGATGCTCAGGCTGACGCACACTGGCAAGCAGTATGCGTTCAACAGTTTTTTAAAGACTTTAACGTATTACCTAGATAATTTATAAAGAGCGTATTCTAATGTCCCTCTTTTCATCATTAAATCAAATTTATTGTAGTAATCAGATGCCGTGCCAAATGTTTGGTGGGTTAACCTGGCTACTATTCCTAATGGATTCGCCATTTTATTCTCCTATATGTATGAACAAAATTGTATAATGTCAGTAACTCATCACTTAGTGAACCGTTACTTTAATGTAACACTTATGTTACAATCTTGTTACAAATCTATTTATCTTTTTGCCAGAAAAAGGTTGACAAATCCTAGTTTTTTGCTATACTATATGTATATTAAATAAAAAAACGGGAGTAAATTTAATGAATATATACACAAAAAACCAAAGCAAGGACAAAATTGTTTCAGTAGATGGTTACTGGATTTCAACTGTTACTTGTTATAATGAAAACAATGACAATTCAGTCAATATTCAACTTACAAGTCTAGAAGCCATGTGGGTTAATCATGAAGAGAATGTAGACCACCCAGAAGGTTCTGAATATCCTGTAAGTGTAAATGTTCCTTTTCTTAAATTAATGAGAGAAAGAGTTGCTAACAGTATTTTATCAAGAACAGGCATTGATATTAGAGATTACGATAAAGTAATCCATGCAACAACTAGTCCTGCTATAGATAAAGATGGTAACATTATGGACCATGCAGGTTCAAATTTAGTGAGGAATGTATAATGAACCCTTGGAACATAATACAAAAACTGGAAACAGATAACAGCAGACTTTTTAAAGAGGGTGTTGTTGCTGATCATATTGCTGAAGCAGATTTTAGACAGGGTTTGCAATGGGCACTTAATCCTTTAGTTACATTTGGTGTACAACAGGTTCCTGTTAGTGAGACAGATGGTAAAGGCATTACTAATGCAGACTTTTATGTACTTGCTGAAGGCTTGTATGAGAGAGAATTAACTGGCCATGCGGCTAGAGATGCCATTATAGACTTGTGCGACTTAGCAACAAACGAACAATGGAACGACTGGTATAGAAGAATACTGCTAAAAGACCTACGTTGTGGTGTTAGTGTTGGTACAGTTAATGGTGTGCAAAAAGGCACAGTTCCAATTTTTGGTTGTATGTTGGCACATGATGGTGCTAAACACCCTAAGAAAATTAAAGGTGCTTGTTCAGTTGAATACAAGTATGATGGTGTAAGAGTTATTGCTATTGTGCAAAAAGGTAGTGCTACATTATATTCACGTAATGGTAAAATACTTCCTAACTTTAATCTTATAGAAGATGCACTTAGTAAGCCTGAGTACAATGGATTAGTATTTGATGGTGAAGTGATGAGTGAGGACTTCCAAACATTAATGAAGCAAGTACATAGAAAATCAGGTGCTAACACTGAAGACGCATACTTGGCACTATTTGATATGCTAACACTTGAAGAATTTGAAGCAGGGTATACGCCAATTACATCAGTTGAAAGACGTAAACGTATGATTGATACTGTTATTGAAGACAGTAAAATTAAAGTTGTTGATGCATTTAGTGTAGACTTTGATACTGAAGAAGGCCAAGCAGAGTTTGATAAACTTAACAAACATGCTCTTGCAGAAGGCTACGAAGGACTTATGATTAAGCCTGATAGTGAAGGGTACAAATGCAAACGTTCACATGCTTGGTTAAAGGTCAAACCTTTTATTGAAGTAACACTTAAAGTTGTATCATTAGAAGAAGGCACAGGCAAAAACGAAGGCATGTTAGGTGCTCTTGTAGTAGAGGGAGAAGATGATGGCAAGTTCTTCCATGTAAATGTTGGTAGTGGTCTTAGTGACGACATGCGTAAAGACGTTTGGGCGGCTCAGGATAAAGTTGTTGGACAACTTGTTGAAGTAAGAGCTGATGCGGCTACTATAGGGCAAGACAGCGACACTTGGAGCCTTAGGTTCCCAAGGTTTAAGACATTTAGAGGTTTTGAACTAGGAGAAAAAATATAATGTACGACAAACCAGAAAACGCACAACTATCAAGAAGGGAAAGAGTTTTACTTGACCCACTTGGTGCAAGTGAAAAAAGTCTTAATAAAAACAAAGACGATGAAAAGGAAGGTAGTTTCTATGGATACAAAGAAAAGTCTAGAAATTACGAACATGGATTGGACGACTAATGACTAGTAAACAAAAGAAACAAATTAATAATTTTATACAGTCTACATTAAAAATTGTAGGTTGTACATTTTTGTTTCTTGGAATGACTATGGCATTAGGCGTAAATCCTCACATGGAACTTACTTCTTACTTGCTGTTATTTGTTGGTACTATGATGATAATTATACATAGTTATAGAGATAACGACCACATGTATTTACTAGTATCAAGTGCAGGGTTTGTACTTGTCGGTGGAGCATTCTTAGACACAGAAACAGCAATACAGATTGCAAACAACTATGGTATTGCACTAACCGAAGAGCAAGGTTGGTTTGCAAAATACGGTAAAGTGTTTGTAGAAATAATTAAGGCAATAACATAATGAAAATATATTTAAAAGAAACAAATAAAGTACATGACGGTATACAAAAAGTATACAGTTTTCCTAATGGCTACGGTGCAAGTGTTGTGAAGCACAGTTATAGTTACGGTGGTAAAGACGGAAAATGGGAATTAGCAGTTCTTAAAGGTAAAGATTTATGTTATGACACAGGCATTACATCAGATGTACTTGGACATTTAAATGATCCTGAAGTAGACGATTACTTAAGACAGATAGAAAAATTGGAGGTAATAAATGCCTAATTGGTGCAATAATCAAGTTAGAATGGGCGGACCTACTGTAGAATTAAAAAGAATTTGGGATATCCTAGAGGACGATAAAACAGATAATGGACTTTTATCTGCAATAGCACCCTTAGATGGTGGCTGGGAGTACAATGATGCAGTAAATAATTGGGGTACTAAATGGGATATAAAAGGTGATCATGGATTAGAGTTTGATGAGGGAGAGACTTATTCAGAAATATCTGGACACTTTGATAGTGCCTGGAGTCCTCCAACAGTAGCATTTCAGACTTGGTTAGACAATAATCCTGACTGTGATGCAGATTTATTATATTGTGAATTTTCAAATGATTTTATGGGAACACTAAATGCAGGTGACTTTACTATAAGCCAATGTAGTGTAAGTTGGCTACTAGGAGATGCTGTAGGTTCAGAACTGGAAGATGCATTTGGTATTGTTGAAATGAAAGAGGAACTATTAGAGTTTGAGCATGAAGAAGCATTAGAAGAACCACTAACTTTACAAGATCCAGAAACTGAGGTATAAATATTATTATGGGACAATATGACGAAGTAGTAGAAAGACAACGAGTCTTACTTGAAGCAGAAGAATGGGCAGACGGTGTCAAAGATTTACATACATTTGATACTAAAACTACAAACATGTGGTACGAAAAAAGACCAGATGATGGTAGAGTAATGGATGTCAGATATAATGATGGGCGTATTCAAAGGTCCCTTCTAGGTGATAGACCCAAAGGAACCAAATGTACCATTTGGTTTGGCGAACAATTAAAAGGCGATGACTTAATTAGTTCCTATACCCAACATACAAAAGGTTGACAAATCAATTTAAACAAGTATAATAAGATATGAGTAAAGATATGTACAAAGACGAAGAATTTAATAGTCAAGTAGATGTCGAAGCCATATGTAAAAAACACAACATGGGCAGATATGATTTAATAGAATTTTCTGCTTTTGTGGCAAGACAATTAGATGTAAGGCCACATGATGCCATGAAGCGAATTTTACAGGAAGATGACTTAGTTGCATTTAAGACACAGTTAGAGGAACGTAGAGTTACTGCAGAACTGTCAAGGCAATTAAGAAAAAGTTAATTGAGGAGCCCGTGTGGTATTTCGTAAACTGGGTTTGGGTAAAAAGGTGAGTGTAGTTGCTACTGTTCCCCATGGTAAATTCCCAAAGTGTACCGCTCCTCATACCTATTTATCAATAGGGGGTTAATAACCTCGGGCAGGGACAGGTTCACGAAGCAACACCAGTCCACAATTTATTACACGACGTGAGTGTAAAGTGTGAACCATCCCGCCAAATTTTATGCCCTGTTCGTCTAGTGGTTAGGACACATGGTTTTCATCCATGCAACAGGAGTTCGATTCTCCTACAGGGTACCATTCTTTTTAGTTAAATAAGATTATGTTCTACATATATACATCACATGACTTTTCAGGTAAGGGTAGAAGGGATAAGGATATTTTGTTATTAATGTCTGCTATTGAAGAGAACCAATTAGAATATAAAATTTTAC